CCAATACAGGAAATCTAGGAATATCCGTATTCAATGACAGCATTACCTCAAACGTTGGAATGAGCCCAGAGTAGACTTTATTGAGAGTAGTAACCGAGACTCCCGCTTTTATTGAGCCTCCGAGAACGAGGCGAGGAAGTTCGCCGTATTTTTGAGATAGCTCAAGAGCTGCTGCTCTCGCTGCGTTACCTCTATAAGCTTTTCGAGACAACTCCATTAATTCAGTCATCATTCCCGAATAATCAAGAACTTCCCCAGGTTTCTTAAATGTTTTATCGGCAGGGGCACTAACATAATAGTTGATAGAGCTGTCGTACGTTAGTTTCAAAAACATTTTCCAAAGATTATTATCTTTGTGTCGTTCAAGAATTTTAATTTTTGCTTTGTTTCCTCTTGCCATTCTCAATTCATGAATTATTTCAATCATATCTCTATCCTCGTTAATGTTACGCCACTTTCTTTGTACATCATATCAGCGATCTCATATGAACGCAGCCACCGAGACTCATCTGTACCTTTTGGAATTCCTGAAACAACTCTCGTAATTCCCGATTGAATTATGACTGAGGCACAAGAACTGCACGGTTGAAGAGGCACTACATATATTGTGCAGTTTGTAAGATCTCTATTGGCATGCAGTATAGCGTTCAGCTCTGCGTGTATCACTTTGGCATATTTCAATTCACGTGCGTCTTCTGCATTATCTTCAACATTTTTGGGATACCCGTTAAAGCCCATGCTTACAACGCATTTACCCTCTGTGATAACCGCTCCACATTTCGTAGAGGGGTCCTTAGACCACGACGCGACTAATCGCGCCATGGTCAAGAACCTTTGGTCCCATTTATTCATCTTCACCCATTCTCTTCTTATGCTCTTCGAGCATTTTCAAGAATTGATCATCCCCCGGAAAATCGCCGATAGTTTTGTTGCCATAAACAAAGTCTTTCGAACTCCATTCTTTCACGTGCTCGAGATTCGGGCCATAGGGTCTTTGCATATTAGAGGATCTTTTGGTGTTTACTGTATTGATGTACCACCAGTCTGGTCCTGTGATGTCAATAGTGCCTTTCAATGGAGGATACAATCCGCAGAGCAATTCGTAAACTCTCATTGCGATAATGACGTCAGACTTCGGCTGGATCTGAATATCTGACCGAGCCTTGATGAAAGGTATCCAGGCGTTCAATGGTCCCTTGATGTAATAAAACGTTTCAGTGCACCTGGGCAGAATCGTACGAGCATCCAGAATAGTAACCTCTTTCGAGTCAGTCATATCAGCGTAAAGCTGCTTTGCTTGCTCAACGATATGCATGAATCTTTCACGAAATTCATCATTGGTAAGAATGCTTGGTTTCATCACGACCGAATCATGTCGAAGATCCCTGTCGCCAGTGCACTGTGCTGAGAAAGAAAACATACGATGCCGAAGAAAATGAGTGACATCGCAGATATCTATACCACTTAATCGAATTGTGACGTTGACAGTCTCAAGAGCGGTTGGTACGTATTTACCCTTAAACATGTCTTCAACGCATTCGATACGTTCCCTCATGGTATAGTCATCTCTTGGTTCATCTTCCCAGGTTGCCTCTCCGAATTCTGGAATATACGAACAAAGTTCTCGAAAAGACGGAGCATGTACAAGCTCAACTTTGATCTTGTTGTACTGATTGTGATATTCAGTCTTTGGTATTTCATTCCATTTCATCGATACTCTGTGCTTGTAGCTCATCTTCCGTCTCCTTCGTCTTTTAATGATGCTTCGATTAGTTGTGCATAACCCGAGATATCGTGCCATGTGTCCATATGCGTGGGACATACAGCTATACGGCTGAGCTTATTAGCAATATCCCACACAAATTGTTTATAAATCCAAGGCATTGGTTCGCCATGATGATTCAAATAACCGTCAAGAATGACTTCAAGAATAGACTCACGAATCACTATGCCTTCCCTGTAAGGACCGTATGTAAGCCCTCTGTCATTCAGGGTCTTGTTGTTTTGTCTTAAGCTTTCTTCCTCTTTCATGCTCTTCAAGTCCCCTCTTGAGTTTGAGTATACGGAATTCGGAAGCCTCATGCACCTCTTCCATATACCCTCTATTCCCTAATTTTAATTCAATTTGAGAATATTGTAAACATTGAATTGCGTCAGCCAGATGAACTATGCGAGATTCCAGACTGAGCTCCTTACTGTCAAATTGCTGAGCTCCCCATCTGGCCGGCCAAGGTAACAAATCAGCAACGTCTTTTTCACATTCTTCGTAAGCCTCAGCGATCTTCGGATATTTTCTCTTGATGATATGAGGGCAGTCATTCAACTCAATTTCTGTCATGTCATGGCTAACTGCTATGACCACTGCTTTACCAAGATCAAAGTCATATGTTTCATAGAGATCAAACACAATCGCAGCAACAAAAAACCCATGTTCGGCTACTGACTCGTCATGTATTCTTGGAACGTTAGAATATCTTTTGACGAATTTTAGTTTATAAATATCTTCGAGATAGTTCATTATTCCATGGCTCCTGTGTGAGGCATTGGGATGACACAATCGTGTGTTTTTACTGCTTTCAAATACGTTCGTAACACTTTTGCAGTATCGCAAACCGCTGTGCCAGATGCTGCTAACATCAAATTGAACTTCCCTCGACCAAGAAAATAATATACCACTGGTTTACCAATTGCAAAAGCATAGCCAGCTTCCCACACAGTACCCATGTCTTTACCCTCAGTAGATGCTATGACAAAGTCGGCTGACCGGATCTCTTTTATATTTCTATTAAGAACCTCTATGCCAGAAGTTTCTCCTGGAATATACAACATTTCGTCTTTTGGGCTGTAGAAATCGATCCCCGCATGTCTCAGAGCATCGATGACCTCTAGTCTTCTTTGCTCTTGTGCGTCACTGAACCACCCAGCTGCTAAATATGCTCTCATTTTTTGTTTTTCTCCTTTTATGTTGCTTCCTGGCTTCAATCATGGAATAGCTCCAATGGTTATATATTGATTAATTGCTCAGGAATAGTTAAAACATCGGATCTTTAAAAATCCCACACTTTTCCGAATTCTGCCTCAGCAGGCATTGGCAAATCAGGAATCGGTAGGTCTTTAATTACATAATACCACGCTTCGATCATGCATTCGTTCAATCTGTCCCTCCAGAGCTCTCGATCTTGCTCATCGACTAACAAAGTGTTAGAATCGTGAATCGTAGAAATCAAGTTTTCATCGGGATACCTACTTTTGAGTATGCTCAATGAGACTTTGGTAACCTCACTAGCTGACCCTTGAATAGGAATTGCCAATGAGTCTGTTAACTTTGTTGTACGAATATTTCTGCCCAAAGCTGTACGAACATCCATAAAGCCATATGTCTTAATGCCTCTTTCGTAGATATCATGCCAAGTTTCGAAATACTGGTACGTGCTAAAATACTTTTTCATGAGTCTCTTTATAGCAGAAATTGAAAGAATAACTCCTGCATCTGTACGAAGAATCGATTGAACCATTGCTTCTTTAGCGCCGTACAATGACGCGAATGTAAATGTCTTACCGACTAGTCTATCCTCCTTTACCATTGTTTCTTCTGTTTTGTCGAAAAGCTCACAAGCTGTAAACGTGTGGACATCGACGCCATCTCGCATCAACTTAGCCATGACGAGTTCGCCGGTCCAAGCTACTACAATTCTTAATTCAAGGCCTGAATAATCTTTATAAACGAAAACTTTACCTTCAGGAGCTTCAAGAACATGCAGCAAGTCTCTCGGTATCTGCTGGAGGTTGTCGTAGCCGAAGCGATCGCCGCCTGTGCATCTGAATCTTCCGCCGACCGCTTGGGAGGGGTTGTAAAAGCCTCTTATGATATCTCTGTCGTATCTTTGGAGAAAATTTAATTTTTTGGACAAGCCTCTAGCTTCTCGAATTTCCTTAGCCCATGGCACTCCGTCAATTGTTAATCTGGCTAGAGTTTCAACGTCCGTAGATGACGACTTTAGTAGCTGAGAACATTGTTTTGGAGAATTAGGATTTACTGGCAATATCTCTAAAAGCTCTTCGTATTGCTGCGTTGCTTTCAATCTACGTTTTCGTATAGTATCCCTATTAACAGGAATACCCCTGCGAGAATACTCAATTGCATATTTTAAATTACTGATGTCAAGCCTGTATGACTCGGTGTCTCGAGCCGTCTGCACACAATCAAATAAAGGGCGAAGTTTTAAAGCATCGAATGCAGCATAAATCAGCATTTGCTCGGATAGCACACCGCCCCAGTCTGCTTTTTGATTTGCAGATTTATCAATGCCCTCCATATCTTCTGTAAAAAGATCGCAGTATTTCAAACAAGAAAAGAAATCAAACTTGTCTCCCCTATCATATAGCGCTAAACGACTCAAATACAAAGTATCATCGACACCTCTTGGGAACCAAAAATTTTTAGTATGGCAGTTAATTGTGTGCAAATCATAAGCAGCATTATGAAATACCAAATGGTAGTCTTTTAAGAGCTCTAACACAGACTCCAAATCAAGAAATCTACAGTCAAATAGATATGCTAGATGCCCCCAATGTTCTTGATGAATTTGAATTAAACGAATAGCTCCGTACAACCCGCCCTTGGTTTTGCCCTCTTCAGTACAAGTTTCTGTATCACAAAAAACTCTTGATTTAGGACTTATAGTCTCATTCCAGTCTTTCCACTCACGTATCAGCTTATAATTCATTAGAATCTCGCATTGTTAATTTTAGGCCATTTATCTGAAAAGTCTACAAGAATTTGAGATGGCTTTTTCAATTGCTCTGCATTTTGAAATACATCAGAAACTGTAAGAGGTCCTTGGTAACCTCTTGATCTTACCCAATGATCTGCCTTTGTTTTGGCCCAATTGCCGACCGGATGATCTAAACATATCCAATCTTTCACTTTTTGTAAACCACAAAAGTAAATTACCATTAAGCTCTGATAACCACCCTGCTTTCTATGCACCTCGTACCTCACATCTTGCACTCTGAGCCATTGTTTAAGATCTTTTTTCTGTTTTGCGATCAACTCAGAGGTGTCAGCTATTTCATTCAGTTTAGTCTTAAACTCAAATTTATGACCACAACTTGGACAGTCTCGAGTTAATGTTGGAACAAGTGTAAAGCACACAGGGCATTTTTTCACTGGCGCAATTCCCTTTTCTTTCGATCGAGATGTCTTTGGTACGATCACATCATTGATTGGGCCTAGTCGTCTAGTGTTACCTGCAAAGTCTAAAACTAAACAATGATCTTTTCCTGGAAACGGTCTAAGACCTCTTCCAACCATTTGAACATGAAGAACAGCCGACATAGTAGGTCGTAGCAAAATTATTAGATCTACGTTGGGAGCATCGAATCCCGTAGTAATCATGCCTACGCTAACAAGAGCTTGAGTGTTGCCATCTTTGAATTTATCAAGAACCTCTTTTCTATCAACATTAATTTTTGAATGCAGAATATCAGTATTAATTCCCAATCTTATAAGCCTTGAATGAATATGATTTGCATGGGTAGTATCAGTAGCAAATATCAACCACTTTTTATATTTCTTAGAATACTTCAAAACGTTTTCGAGTGCTCGATCAGTAATTTCATTTCTACTATATCTTTTACTCATTTGCTTGATATTAAAATCTCCCGCTGATTTTTTAAGAAATTTAGTATCAAGCTGTCCTTCCGGAGCAACAGGAATAAGTTTACAAAGATAGCCATCTTCGATTAGTTTATTGAAATTAGTAGGAGAAGTTAGGTCATATGCTAAAGTGTCAAAAAGACCGGTATCCTCATAGATATAACCGTGGCCTGTTCGGAATATCGTTGCTGACATTCCAATAATAATACCTCTCATGTTTTCTAAGAAGCTTCGATACATGCCTTCGCTCTGATGATTAACAGCATGGCATTCGTCAATTACGAATAAATTAGTAAATTCAAATAAATGAGGTTTTTGATATACTGAATGAATTCCGGCTATTGTTATTTGGCAAATGTTTTTTGTGCCGAGGCCGGCACTATACATTCCGATGGTTTTATCTGGAAAAATTTTAGCTAAAGCGTCTTGATTTTGTTCGAGAATTTCTTGAGTATGAGCGAGAACAAGCACCCGATCTTCAGGATGCTTATTCAAGTATTTCTGAATTAATCTACCCATTATCACAGTTTTCCCGGCACCGGTCGGTACAGCTACAACTGGACGCTTGGAGGGCTCATTGTCAATGACTTGGAACCATTTTTCAACTGTGTCAGTCTGGTATTGTCTGTCTTCAAATTTGGGAGTATTCATCACAGCCTGTTCTTTGGGCAGCTAACCACAAGTCTTTCTCGTGAAAATTGCAATGCCATTTTCCATCGAGCATGGGAGAAACATATTCACAAGACCGACAAGACTTGGCTGGAGGCATGCCTCTTTCACAGACGTCTTGAGCAGCACACCATCGACAAGCGTACCAACCAACTGGCAACGTTCGTTTCATGGGTTCAGGTGAAAGAATGATTTCTTCTGCTTTACGAAGTAAGTCTTCGGCATAACCTTTATCGAGTTTCACTCGCTCAACATACCAGTTATCATCATTCTTATTCACTGCGATAAACAATGCCCGCTTCAGCTCAGAAAAATACATATAAAGTTGCATTTGAGCAAAGTACACCGGCTTGGAAGATTTTACGTCAGATTTTGAGATATCCTTGAAAGCCTTGTCATTCATGGTTTTGATTTCAAGAATATGTTTGGTTTTAGGGGCATCCGGCACGTTAATCGCTAAGCCGTCACAATGACCTCGGACATGGCCCCAAACTCCCACAAAGCCCTGTTGCATGCCTTCGATCATGACATCAATTTTCTTAAGCTCAGCAATTACGCTAGCCTCTTCACGATGACCTCGATCAAAGAGCCTCCTCATTCTTGCTGAGATGACTTCCTTATAGTACCAGCGAAATGTGAACCAAAGATAACGAGAGCACTCATGCCCCAACGAAGACATACCGAGATACTCTCGTTGACTTCCCTCCAGGGTCTGCTCATTGAGTTTTTTCTCGATTAGCAGCCTTCTATCAAACTCATTAAGTTTCACCATATTAAAACTCCTGACCCCTCAGAAGAGGGGTCGATAAAAGCTTACTCCCAGGGAAGTTTGCCGGTGGGTTGAGGGGTTGCAGGGGCAGCTTGAGCAGGTTGCTCAGTAACTTCAAAAGAGTTAGCTGGATTATAGGCCCGGATGATATTGCCTGGATATTGAGGATTGGAATCGTCTTCGACAACAGTAACAGTCATGGGAATATCGTGAATTTCAGACGAATCCTCGATGCCCGCCTTACCGCAAGCTTTGCAGATAGAGTTCAGAGTTTTATCGGCGATCTCTACTGCGATTGGATTTGGATTATCCAGGTTCAGATTCTCGAACAACATACGACCAGCATGAGGTCCTTGGAGAACTTTCATGCCGATTGCCAGGTAGTGACCATTTTTTGCTTTGGTCTGCTTGATCTCAGATCGAGTAATCGCAACCACATAATCGCCCGACGGCAAAGGGCTTCGATCGTCCATTCCCTGGCTGTTCTCTGGAGTGTTATACTTTTTCGGTAATAGTGCCATTTTTCTCTCCCGTAATTTGGGTGATGATTTCAGCAATATTGGGCTTAACAATCGAGCTCAATTTGCCACTTCGGTCCTTGGCTTCGTACTGCAGATCTTTCGTTGTCTGCAAGTATCGATACAAAGAACCATCTTCAAGTTTGCCCATTCTCATGACGAATAATTCATCAAAGAAAAAAGGCAATGATTGTAAGAGAGTATTACCTGGTACGCTCGGAATGAAAGACACCAGGCCTGATTTTTCGTCAACAAGCCTCTTGATCTTGCACGAAAAGTAAACATGTTTTTCACTGAGATCTCGAAATGCACGAATCAAGATCGCCATGTCGTCGTTCATCTCACCGTATGCTTGGCGAGCATCTTTATAGCTTCGCTTGTACTCGGTGAGCAAAACTTCAGCAATTTCAGACAAGCTATCAATACAGATAGTGTCATAGGCCTTTGCGTCCTCGCTCATGGTCAACCAGTCGTAGACCTCATCGCAATCTTTTCTGGACTGTATCTCGACGACTGGTATCTTATGATCGCTGAGGCTCAACAGTCCTCCTTCCGCACTAATGATTAGCGGCCGAGGAGCTGTTGAGCAAAGAGTCGTTTTACCGATGCCAGCTTCTCCGTAAACGCAAAAATTGATACCGACTTTTTGAAGCTCGTTAGTGAATTTGATTTTCATTCAATGATCTCCAGTTGTGGCATACCCGGCTTAACGATGATGGCCTGATGAAACAAAGAATCTTCAGGTATTTTTCTATAAGCTGACATTACCAGTTTTGGTTCGAGTTTAATCGCTTCTTTTTCAACGTCAGAAAGCTCCTCCCAGATCGCTCCGAGGCTTGCCTTGTCAATAACACGATTCAACACTGACTTGGCCTTTATAGGCGTACCTTCATATTCTCCTTTAGTTGTGAACTCTCCAATTTTGCCGTTAAAAACTTCGTTGCAGATTTCACGACGAAGTTTCGCCTCTTGTTCTTTGTACAGCTTCAATTTTGCTGATGCTTCTGCCCATTTCTCAAGCTTTGTACTCATTATTCGTCTCCTTCATGAATTTGATATGATTGACCGCGGCCAACGCCTAGTCCGCGACCGTATTCGTGGTGGCACGACAAGCACATGTTCGCCCATGTGCCAGACTTGGTGACGCCATCAATGAAAACTTTCAGATTGCGCGTGTCGCAAATATCGCATTTAACTGTGAATCTGGGGAACAGTTTACCGGGTTGGGTACCGCCCTGCATTTGCATATAAGTCAATACTTTCATTTTTCTCCTCCTTTGTTGGTTGGTGTAGTTCATACTATAATAAACAAAAGACACATTGTACAATCACTAATATTTATGTAATGTATCACTATTTTTTATACGAAAGTTTGAGCGTTTTCGCAGAAACTGGCAGCCCACCAGTTCAGGCGAGCTGCTGACTGAATTATCTTCGTGCCTTAGGAATTCTGTTGCCCCAAGTTCTGTTGATCGGCACGGTAACAAAGAAGTTGTCCCGAGAGCCCTGACCAACCCAGTACCAGACGTGATCAATCACAACGATGTAACCGGCTTTTCGAGAAAAAATGTGCCGATTCACAATTCGATCACCGATACGAATGGAAGTTTTCATGCCGTGGCGGGCGAGATTCCTCATAGTTTTGCTGTACTCAGCTTTGACTTTTTCGTATCGAGCCAGAGCGGTCGGCTTGTCGCGGAATTTCTTGACAGTGTTCATATTCAGTTTGGCGGCGAGTTCGTTGTAGCGAGCTGTAATTTGCTTGATAGTCATGATGATCTCCTTTTAAAGTTTTGCCTTTCAACCGGCATGATCTAAATATAAACCATACCGGGAGAAAGTACACAATTATCTTAAGATTTTTTCGTTAAAAGCTGGAATCAAAACATCTTGCTCAATAACATTGAAGTCCACGCCGTCTAAGTACAAAGAAGCGATGTCAATCCAGACATTATAAGAATTACCAAGCATTGGAATATACTCTTGGATAATCAAAAATACATCAGCATTTTCAACTTCTCCATCCAAATAGTCACAAAAGGCGTTTGAAATTTCTTGATGTGCAGTGAGCTTTTTCATTTTCTCCTCCGTTTGTTCGACCGTTTATTCGATCATGACTATATTATAATCTTTTCTCGGAAAAAGGGCATAAAAAAAGCGCTATTTCCGAAGAAATAACGCTCTTTTTATGAGAAAGCTAGGTTTTAGTCTTCAGACTCCTCCGAAGTATCTTCGACTTGAGTCTCGGGCTCAGCTGGCCAGGGCTCATCCTTGGTGGCCTCGAAAGCCTCATCGGCAGTCATACCATTGGCACAACCAAAGGCGACCATGTAATGAATTTTGAGATTGTCGACAGCGTTTTTGTGAGCCTTGCCACACGGAAGGACAGCCTCGTATGCCTCTGCCTTGGTAGCCTTGGAATTCTTGGCGAACAAGTCCAGGATGGCGCGTGCAGCTTTTCCGCCCTTAGCTCGAGTAGCTTTGGTCGTTTTCTTGCTGGGAACGTCGATATCCTGCTCTTTCAGAAAATCTTCAGCGATTCTCATTACCTTGGCGAGAGTGGCGCCGTCAACCTCGTCTGCGATGTCTTCACAAATTTCCTGGAATTGCTCGAAACTCTTCAGCTCTTCCCAATCGGATTCTGCGACAACTGTTTCAATATTTTCCTTTACAACGACAGGGTCGACGATCAAATTGCGCCCGATAGCGACCTTTTTGAAAATTCGATTGATAGCCGTAAATTCGATACCGGCAACGGCCAATTGAGTCTTGATGGCATTCTCTTCCAGATCCTCCTTGAAGCCCTTGACGATGATTGGATCAGCCAGCTTCAACATTTCGTTCTCTTTCTTTTGTGCGGGTGTAAGTTGTTCAGCCATTGTTCTCTCCTAATCTATAGTTTTGATGAAGAACCATTTTCCTCATCGATAGGGTTAATATAATCTATTCTTTAAAAAAGAACATCTTTTTTTCCGCATTATGAGTAAAGGTCTTTTAGAAAAGTGTAATGATATCAATAGCTTATAATTGTTTAATGAGACCATAAAATAGATACGTAAGCTATTGATATTGTTACGAATAGAAGTTATTTATTGCTCTCTAGATTGAATCCT